ACCAAGCTCCCAGCTCCCCCCTCGGGGGGAGCTGGGGCTGGAAGAGGCTGCGTAGGGGATCGATAGGAAGTCAACAACCCTAGGAACTAAGACGGAATTACACCACTTGACGGGACACAACTCCATCACATACAACACGGTCCGAGCCGTGCCTTCGCTGCCGAACAACCGGTAATTTAGAACTTGCAAGCGGCAGGCCTGCGGCGTAGAACTCGCCGCATGCGCTTCAAACCGCTTCAGCCGTTCTGGTTGCCTATATATTTCTTCCTTGCCGGGATACTGCTTGGAACCGTGCTGCTTCACGCTGACGCGGCCCATCCCGGAGCCGAGTTGTCATGGTTGGACAGCCTTTTTACGGCCACGTCAGCGATGTGCGTTACCGGGCTTATCGTTGTGGATACCGGGAGCGTTTTTTCCCAATACGGCCAAGCAGTCATTTTGATTCTGATCCAGCTTGGTGGGCTTGGCGTCATGACTTACACCAGCTTGGTCATGTACCTTCTTGGCAGACATGTTTCACTGGCAGACCGGATGGCTGTCAGTAACACCCTCCTTCATGACCCCGGCTTCAGCCTGAAATCCTTTCTGCTGAGGATAGTCCTCGGGGCATTCGGCCTGGAACTGGCTGGCGCGGCCTGCCTATATTTTCTTACCGACGCCAATTTTTCCGTCTGGTCGGCGGCATTTCATTCTGTCAGTGCCTTTTGCAATGCCGGATTTGCGCTACAGCCGGACAGCCTTACACAGTGGCAGGCAGACTGGTCTGTAAATACCGTTTTCATGCTACTGATCATTCTTGGAGGCCTGGGGTTTTATGTCCTTCACGAAGTATCTTCCAAGGCCATTGGTATTCTTTCCGGGAGAAAACCAAGGACAGGGGCCTACTTCTTCAGTTGGCACACGAGTGTTGTCCTGAAAACAACAGCATTTCTTCTTTTGGGAGGCGCAGTCATATTCTTTTTGGCGGAGCACAATGGCGGCCAAAACGACTTGGACATTTCAACCCAAATGCTTGTTGCCTTCTTCAATTCAGTGACCTGCAGGACAGCAGGGTTCAACACCGTTGACATCGGCGGTCTTACCAATGTCACTCTTGTTTTCATGCTGGCATTCATGTTCATAGGCGGTTCTCCGGGGTCGTGCGCCGGCGGCATCAAGACCACCACCTTCCGGGCAATCTTTGCATTTATCGTATCACAGGTTCGTGGCGGCTCTCAGGCGAGAATCGGGCGCTTCGCCCTTGACGCGGCTTCCCTGAACAGAGCCTTAACACTCTTAATTTTTGCCTTGGCACTTGTGGCGGGGGCTGTGCTTTTGCTTGAAGTGAGCGAAGGGGGAGACATGCCTCATAGTATGGTTAGAGGGCATTTCCTCGACACCCTGTTCGAAGTCGTATCCGCATTTGGAACGGTAGGGCTTTCGACGGGGATCACGGACACTCTCTCCAGCTTTGGCAAGGGTGTCCTGATAGTTTTGATGTTCGTCGGCCGTCTTGGTCCAGTGTGGATGCTGGCGGCATTGCAGAGCTGGCAGTCTTTCCCAAAATATCGTTTGCCTCAGGACAGCCTGCCTTTGGGCTAATCAAGGATGCCACATGAGTAGGATGAAACAAATCGGAATCATCGGACTTGGAAAATTTGGCGGTGCACTTGCGGAAACGCTTCTCAACCTCAAGCAAGAGGTCATCGCCATCGATAGACATGAATCAAATGTTCAAAAAGTACGAAACATCATGCCTCAGGTCTACCAAGCGGACGGGACCGACATAGCCGTACTGAAACAACTTGGCTTCAACGAACTTGATCAAGTAATCGTATCCATTGGGAAATCAATGGAAGCCAGCATACTAACCGTTTTGAACCTGCAAGAGCTTGGTGTTGACAATATTTGGGTTAAAGTTGTCAGCGCACAGCATGAAAAAGTTCTTCAGCGCCTTGGGGTCAGCTTTGTCGTCTTTCCCGAGGAATTTGTCGCAAAGCAGATTGCCCACAAGCTGGCAGTTCCCGGCATAATGGATTATTTGGACTTGGGTGAGGATGTCCTGACGCGGGAGCTGGTTGTCACAAAGTGGGCTGGACGAACACTGGTCGATTTAAACTTGACCAACAAACACAATGTTCAGGTGGTGGCGATTAAGTATTGTGGTGAAGGTCATTTTAGCTTTGTACCGGACGCCAGCAGACCCCTTTGCGATGGTGATGTTCTCATCATACTCGGGCATGCCAGAGATGTTCTTGAGCTTTGATGAGCACGCGTTCTCCTTCAACCTGACATACTATTCGGGGCTGACATGGATATCCATGTCAGCCCCGAATATTTTTCCGTTCTGTTCCGTCTGTTCCGTCTGTTCCGTTTGTTCCGTTTGTTCCGTGACAATCACAGGCCGCGAGCATCAAGCTCCGGGGCATGAGCGTATGGACCAGACAGGAACTCGTTGAGCTGATCGGCGTCTACAAGAGCGCACTCAGGCGCGTGGCGGCGGGTCAGACCGTGGAGATCGAGGGCGAGAGCTACACGCTGGCCAGCATCCGAGCGCTGCGCAGTATGCTCGACTATGCCGAGGACGAGCTGAACAAGCTCGACGGCAAGCCCGGCGGATTGACCATCGTTGCGGGGAGGCCCGTGCGATGAGCTTTCGCAAGCTGAAATCTCCCGCAATTCGACCGCGCGGCCGCCGTCCGGTTCGTCGTCCCGCAGGTCGCTACGGTACGGGATACACAGGCTGGGCGCCGCATCAAGTTATTTCCCCCCATGAAGAGGCTACGGAACGCAGCCTGATCCAGCGCCGGGCCGAGGAGCTCGTCGAGTCGGATCCGTTCGCGGCCGGAGCCATCGAGTCCACAGCCGCCAACGTGATCGGCCGGGGGCTGCGGGCACAGTCCTCCCTCCCCTACCGCCTGCTCGGCATCCCCGAAGACGAGGCCATGCAGATCCAGGCGGACATGGAAGCCGCGTTCGAGCTATGGCAGACCGAATCCCACAGCCGCGGACTCGCCACGTTCGGCGACCTGCAGTTCATGAACATCTCCACCATGCTGTCGCTCGGCGACTCCGTTTTCCTGCCGCGCATGTCCAAGGCGCCCGGCAGGACCTTCGGGTTCTGCCTGCTCGACCTGCACCCTCAGCGCGTGGCGACGCCCGCAAACATGCAGACGCGAACCGACATCATCGACGGCGTGGAGATCGACGACGACGGCCGTCCGGTGGCGTACTGGGTAGGCAACCCGCCCAAAGGCACGCCCGCCGCCACCCTGAGCTCGCCGGACTTCGAGCGGGTTCCGGCCCGGCGCGGGCACTGGCCCGGATTCATCCACTGCTACCGCTACACCCAGCCGGAGATGTACCGAGGCCGCAGCGTGTTTTCCTCTGGCGCAAAACTGCATCGTCAGCTTGACACGGCACTGGACTACAGCCTCATCGGCCAGATCATCGCCGCATCATTCCCGGTGTTCATCTCGTCCCAGAGCGGTCCGCCGACCCTGCCCGCACTCGGCGGTCAACAGGATTTCGAAGCTGAGGAATATCCGTTGGTGCAGGAATACGCCCCGGGACAGGTCATCTATGGCCGCCCGGGCGACGACGCCCGCACGCTTTCCTCCAACATTCCCGGCCCCAACTTCGTGGAATTTTCCAAGGTGGTCCTGCGCGCCATGAGCGCCAGCCTGAACATCCCCTACGAGGTCCTGAGCAAGGACTTTTCCGAATCCAACTATTCCAGCGCCCGTGCCGCAATGCTTGAAGCGTGGCGCATGTTCCAGATCTACCGGGCCCACGCCGGTGCCCATTTCGCCCAGATCTGCTGGAACTGCGTGATCGAGGAGGCCTTTCTGCGCGGCATGTGGTCCACCGGCTCCGGCCCTGACTTCTACGAGGCCCGTCAGCTCTGGACGCGCGCCCGCTGGATCGGTCCGGCCCGGGGCTACGTGGATCCGGTCAAGGAGGTCGTGTCCTACATCAAGGGTCTCGACGCCGGCATCTTCACGCTGGCCGACGTGGCCGCCGAACAGGGGCAGGACTGGGAAGACACCGTGGACCAGCGCAAGCGCGAAAAACAGCGTCTCCATGAGGCCGGCCTGAAGGAGGAAGATGACAATGCAGCCTGATCCCACCGACCTGTTCGGCTCGTCGTGGGCCATCACCGAGGACGCCCTTGCCGGGGTCCTGCACGCCGTCCGTGACAAGGAAACGGCGTCGCTGGTTTTCCCGGGAAGCGATGCGGAAACGGTGCCTTACAAGGTGGATGGCGGCGTGGCCGTGATCCCCGTCACGGGCAGCCTCTCGCCGCGCTCGTGGTTTCGTCAGTCGTACAGCGGCATTCGCAAGTCTGTTGCGGCGGCGCTGGGGGATGATTCGGTCCATGCCATTTTGCTCGACACGGACTCCCCGGGCGGGACCGTGGCCGGGGTGTACGAACTCGGCGAATACCTGCACGAGGCGAACGCACTCAAACCCGTCTACTCGCTGGCCAACAGCCAGATGACCAGCGCGGCCTACTGGATAGGCAGCGCCGGCGGCCGCGTCTACGCCAGCGCCCCCACCGCCTCGGTCGGATCCATCGGCGTGCTCCGCCTGCACATGGACTGGAGCAAGTTCAACGACAAGGTGGGCATCACCCCCACCTGGCTCCACGCCGGTGCATACAAGGCACTGGGCAACCCCGATGAACCCTTGAGCCAGAAAGCGCGCGACTGCATGCAGGCCAGCCTTGACGGCAACTACCGCCTGTTCGTGGAGACCGTCGCCCAGAACATGGGACTGGCCCCGGAAAAGGCGAACGACTGGGCGGACGGACAAGTTTTCCGAGCTGAGGACGCTCTCGGACTCGGCCTGGTGAAGGGCATCATGCCCAAGGAACAGCTCATCAAACTCATCAAGGAGGAGACCATGGGCAAAACGGCAAAGGAATTGCGGGCCGAATACCCCGAGGCGGTCCGCGAAATCGTGGCCAGCGTCAGTCAGGACGAACGGGCCAAGGTTCGCAAGGAGCTGGACGAGGCGGTGACCAATGCCGCCACCGAATCCACCGAACGCGTCATGAGCATTGTCGAAGCCCTGCTCGATGAAAAGGCAAGCGCACGCATCAAGGCCTGCGTCAGTGCCGGTCTGAGCGCTGAACAGATCACCGCGCTCGGTATCATTCCGCAGAAGGAAGGGCCGCAGAAAGACGGGCCGCAGCAGGACGGTGAAGGTCCGGCCAAGCAGGCCCCGGACGCGCAGCAGCCCGAAGACGCTCGCGCCTCCATCCTGCAGGGGCTGCATGCCGCCATGCAGGACAACGTGGACCCGGGCGGCGCACGCGCTGACAACGCAGAGGCGGCCCGCGAGGCCGGTATCGACCGCATGGTCAAGCACGCAACCCGCTAGGAGGAGACATGAACTACGGCGTCGAATCCATATCCCGCGTTGTCAGAAAGCTCGTGGGCGACCATCAGCCCATCATGGACAGCGTGCAGCTCAAGTCCACCGGAGCCGAGTACACGCTCGAATCCGGCACCGTGCTCGGAGTGATCACCGCCGAGGACAAACACGTGCAGCTCGATCCGGCGGCCGCGGACGGCAGCGATGCCGCTGTCTGCGTTCTGGCCATGGACGTCACGGTTCCCGCGGCCGACGACGAGGCGGCACCCGTCTACATCCACGGCGAGATGCTTGAAGACGGCCTGATCTGGCCCGACGGCATCACCGAAGCCGAGAAGAAAACCGCCATCGCCCAGCTTCGCGGCGTGGGCCTGTTCGTGATCTAGGAGGACGCGATGACTATTTCGTACAACCCGTTCGACATCTACACCATGATGGGTGTGGTGGAGCGGTTCCCGCATTTCCCGGGACTGTTCAAGGAGCTTTTTTTCAGCAGGCGCAATGCGCTTGAGACCAATACCGTGGAACTGGAGCTCGTGGTCGGCGGCAAGGAAGTTATTCCCGTCGTCTCCGAGGTTTCGCGCGGTAAGGTCGTGGACGCCACGTCTCGGGAAAGCCGCATCGTCAAGGCGCCCCGGCTGCGTCCCAAGCTGCCCTATTCCGGGGTGGACCTGCTCAAGGAAAAGGTCCCTGGAACCGCGCCCAGCAGCCCCGGCGCTCCGATGGACCGCGTCGAAGCCAAGCTGGCCGCCGATCTCAAGAACCTCGACGACCGGCTGGAGCTGACCTACGAACTGTACTGCGCCATGGCCCTGACCGGCGAGATCACACTCAGCGGCGAAGACGCCAAGGTGCACATCGACTACCTCATGCCCGCCGGCAACAAGCTGGCCCTGTCCGGCACCGCCCTGTGGTCCGATCCCGGCGCCGATCCCGAGGGCCAGTTCGAGGACTGGTACAACGTGATCCTCGAAGCCTCCAGCTGCGGCATGGATACCGTGGTGCTGGGCACCAACGCGTGGAAGCATTTCCGCGACCGCATCGCCGACAAGCTGGACAACCGCCGCCTTGACGTGGGCGAACTCTCGCCCCGCGTCAAGAGCCTGTACAAGGGCAACGTCAACGGCGTGGACATCTACGTCTACGGCGGCACGTATCAGGAGGACGGCGTGGCCAAGCAGCTGCTGCACCCGGACTATGCCGTGGCCGGCAGCCGCAGCTCCGACAACTCCATCGAGTTCGGCCTGCCCAACGACCTCAAGTGCCCCGGCCCCTGCGAGAAGTTCGTCAAGACGTACGAAGAGAACGACCCCTCCGCGCTGTTCGTCCTGATGGAATCCCGCCCGGTGCCGCTGCCCAAGAACCCCGGCGCGTTCATGTACAACAAGGTGGTGTAGCCATGGCCAAAACCAAAAAAGTCAAGCTGCTCGCGACCCTGTTTGACGGCGAGAGCAAGTACGCCGCCGGAAAGGTTCACCCCCTCCCCGTCAGCGAAGCCGACCGCCTGCTCAAGGATGGACTGGCCGCCTTGCCCGGCGAGGACGATTCGGCCACTCCCCCCATGTCCGCCGAGGCGGCGGAAATGATGGCCAAACTCGACAGTGCCAACGAAACCGCCAGAACCCTCAAGGCCGAGAACGAGGACCTGAGGGCCAAGCTGGACGAGGCCGTGGAGTACGCCAAGGGGCTGGAAGCGCAGCTCGCCAACGGAACCCCCGACGACAAGAGGTAACCTCCGTACCATCCCCGCCTGCGGACACGCCACCCCCATGGTCCGCAGGCGGGGGCAACCCCGGAGCGGTCATGCAAAGCGACAGTTTCCTCGACGCCATCCTCACCCTGCGCGCCCTCTGCGCTCCCGTTGCCGATCAGTTCGGCCTCAAGGCCATCGGCGGCACCTGCCTCGGCGTCGTGGGCTGGCTGCTCGGCGGGTTCGACCTGCCGTTCGGCGCCCTCACGATTCTGTTCTGCGCCGACTATCTGCTGGGCTTTTCGCGCGCCTTTTACGAGAGGCGGCTGTCGCTGGCGAAGATGCGCAAGGGCATCGGCAAGTTTCTGCTCTACGTCATCGCCGTTGCCATTGCCCACGTGCTGGACCTGGCCATTTCCACGAGTTGGCTCCAGAGCCCGGCGCGGGACCTGATGATCGCGTATCTGGCCATCAACGAATTTCTCTCCGCAGCCGACCATCTCGCCGCGCTGGGCATCCGTCTGCCCGCGTGGCTCATGGAGCGGCTGCGCCACTGCCGGGACTCCGGCGACCCCAGGAAGGCTTTATGAACAGTCTCGAATACGCACTCAGCTTCGTGCTTGAGCACGAGGGCGGCTATGTGAACGACCCGGACGATCCGGGCGGGGAAACCAATTTCGGCATCTGCGCACGGGCGTACCCCGACGTGGATATCGCGGCCCTGACCCGTGCGGGCGCCAAGGAAATATATCGCCGCGACTACTGGCACGCCCAGAACTGCGACCAGATGCCCGCCCATGTGGCGCTGGTCATGTTCGACACGGCGGTCAACCTCGGTCTCCGTGCGGCCGGTCGGCTGCTCCAGCGCAGCATCAACGCCCAGTTCATCGACGGCGAGGTGGTTCCTTCGCTGGTGGTGGACGGCGTGATCGGCACCCGCACCCTCGGCACCATGGACTTCTACGTCGGCAGCTCCCGCACTCGCTCGCTGTTGCTGGCCAAGGACGTGCTGCTCAACCGCATGGACCATTACCGGGGCATCTGCCGGGAGCGTTCCGCAAGCATGAAATACCTGCTCGGGTGGACGAGGCGCGTCACCGAGCTCAACCGCAGACTGCAGGAGGTCTGATGCAAAAGAATCTGTTGCAATCGAAAACCGTCATTTCCAGCCTCGCCGGAATGGGCGTGCTGCTGTTCAGCCTGTTCGGCCTCGATGTGCAGGCGGGCGAGCTGGAAAAGATCCTGACGCTGCTGGCAGCCGTGGCGACCACCGTCGGGACGATCTACGGCCGCATCAAGGCCAGAGACAAGGTGGTGGCGGGCAAGCCCGACAAGACCGGGCTCGGCGTCGTGCTCCTTATCGTCACGCTGGGGCCCGCCCTTTCCGGCTGCGCGCTCAAGAACCTGCCGCCCCACGAACAGGCCGTGGCCGTGACCGACGAAATCACCACGGCCTTTGAAAGTGTCGATACGCAATACCGCCAGCTGCTGCCGCAGGTCGAGCCCGACACCCGCAAACAGCTCAAGACGGATGTGGCCCCGCTGCTCAACCGGACAAAGACCGTCCTCGTGCTGCTGCGCAACGCCACCGACACGTGGCGGTACTCCCGCACGCGGCCCGGAGACTGGCCCGTCCTGCTGAACAAGGCCCGGTCCCTGCTGACGCAGGCCAAGGCGGCGATGAACCGAATCCTCGGAGGATAAGACAATGTCGGAGGACAGGACCATGGAAGTATTGCTGATGATCAAGGGCGCACTCAGGGTCGGGGCCACGTTTGCCCAGATAGCCGCAGCCCTGACCGACGACGGCTACACCGTGCCGACGCCCGAGGAATACAACGCCCGGACCCGCGAGCTGGAAGCCCTGCCCGACCTGGAAGAGCTTCCAGCCCCGCATCGCGAGGGCTGATGCATGCTGACGTCCGATCATGCCCGGTCCATGCTCGCCGAATGCGGCCGCGCGGTCGATTACGTGGCCGAGACCGGTGAAGCGGTGCCCACCCGTGCGGTGGTCACCGTCTTCGGGTTCGGCTCTGCCCCGTCGGGGTTCGATGCCGACCTGTTCGACGGGCTGGGGTATCACGCATCGTTTCGCCTCGCCGTATCGGACCATCCCGAACCTCCCGTGTACGGCGACGAAATCGCGTTCGAAACCCGGCTGTACGAAATCCGTCAGGTGGATGCCCTACCCCGGACTTCGACCCCGATCTGGTGGCGCCTGCGCTGCGTGGCCGAACAACGTGGGAGTAGCCCGGCATGAGCAGTTGGAGCGACTTCGAGGGATACCAAGGCACGATCCGTTTTCCGGTCAAGGGCCATCAGGGCAAGACCGTGCTTCGGACCTATCCCTTTTACTCGTCCCACCGGGGCGGGGCCCGCGTGGCCATCCGGGACACCACGGCTCCGTTCATGGCCTTTCTGGTGCGCACGTTCCCGTCCGAGTTCAACCGCGCTCTCGGTTCAGCGGGTTGGTGGTTGCAACAGGAAATCAAGAACACGGTCTACGACGAGGATCCGCCCGGCGAGAACTGGCCCGAACTGTCCGAGATTCAGCAGCAGCGCGTTCTCGATGATGCGAAGGGACACTTCCGGCAACCCGCCACCCACGCATACGGCCAGCTGGTCAAGGCCGTCGGCTACCGCCGCGACAAGCGGCTCATGCGCGTGCGCGTGGGCTGGCTCTCTCCGGCAGCGGCCCGGCGCGCGTGGTCATTGCAGCGCGGCTTCAGCACGCGCGTCACGGACAAGATGCGACGGTTCTTCGGCGCGGCCGGGCTGCCCATCCCGGCGGAGGACACCATCGAGAGCCCGCCCCGCGATCTGATCACCCCGGTCTACGAGGGGACGCGAGACGAGATTTTCGAACGGATCGAGCAGAAGATTTCCTACTACCTCGGCAAATCCAGCCGGGCTTTCGCTTTGAGGTAACGCATGGACAGCTACGAAATCGCCAAAGAATGGGTCGCAGCATTGCAGGATTCTCCCGCGCTGCAGGACTTCTGCCGGGACACCCTCGGCGGCGAGCCCGTGCTGATTCTGGGCTTTGATCCCAGAGCGCCGCACGGCAGCGGGGATGCACCGTACATTGCCGTGGTCCCGTTCGCCGACCGCGACGGTTTCGAGCGCAGCACGGCCCGCAGGACCGTGCTGATGGCGATCGGCCTGCACTGCCGCGAACGCGACGAACTGGCGAACGGATACGAGGTTCGCGGCTACGGCCTGATCCGCCGCTTCGAATCGCTGGCGCTTGATGCGCTGGAAGGGTGCGAAGCCGCACCGTCGTCCTGGGAGGGAGAGACCTCGCGCCCGGGCAAACATCTCTTTGAGCGCCACCTGATTTTCGAGGTGGTCGAGGACAACACCATTTAGGAGGACACCATGGGTAGACAGGCAAGAGGGTACAAAAGCGCGGTGACGGTGGACTTCGAAGCCACCTACGGCGTGCGGCCCGGCGTCAAGAAGGCGTTTCGGGTCCCGATCCGTTCGTTTGAGGTGGCCGAGTCGCGCGATCAGACGCCGGACGAAATCCTGACCGGATCACGCAACCCGGTGGCGCCGGACGAAGGACTCACCGACGAGCGCGGCAGCGCCGACGTCCCCGTGGACGCGCATTCCTTCGGCATCTGGCTGCGCGGCCTGTTCGGCCTGCCGGCCACCGAGCCCGTGCCTGCCCTGACGCTGGACGCGGGCAACGCCGTGGACAAGGGGGCCGGCAAGGTGGGCCTGCCCGCCACCGGACACGGCCTTGCGGCAGGCGCTCCCGTGCTCATCTCCGGCACCACCGGCTACGACGGCGCGCACTCGCTGGCCACCGAGACCACGGACAACGAACTGGTGATTGCCGCCCCCTATGCCGCCGAAGCGTTCGACGGCACCGAAACCGTCCAGCTGGCCCGGGTCGTGACGCTGCTCGGCGATGCAACGGATCGCGGCGACGGCACGGTGGCGCTGCCCAGCAAGGGGCACGGCCTGCCGGTCGGCGCGCAAGTCGTCATCACCGGCACGGTCAATTATGACGGCACGCACGTCGTGCGTCGGGGAACCGGTCTGGATGCAATCGTGATCACGGCCGCCTTCGTCGAAGAGTCGTTCGACGACACCCCGACCGCCAGCGCCGGCTTCTTCGATCACACCTATGTGGTGGTTGACGACATGCCCAGCTTCCTCGCTGAGAAGGCTTTTCCGGACCTGCCGCTCTACGCCGTGTGCGAAGGCCTCAAACTCAACTCGCTGGGCCTGAGCGTGGGCGAATCCGGCGCCATGTCGGCCAGTCTGGATATCGTCGGCCGTGGCGAAAGCGACTCCACCCAGCCCTATGACGCCTCCGCCGTCCGCCTGCCGCTGTACAAGTTCCAGCAGCGTCAGGCGCGGATTCTTGAAGACGGCGTGCTGCTCGCCGACCGGCTCAAGACGTTTTCGCTGGACGTGTCCAACGATCTGGACACCGAGGACGGCTACACCATCGGCGCCGACGGCCGTCGCGGCTCTCTCTCCGAGGGACTTATGACGCTGTCCGGACAGATGACCGCGCTGTTCAAGGACACGCGGTTTCTCGAAGCATCCAACACCGGCGAGCGCAAACGGCTGGAAATCCTGCTGGTGAACAGCGGCTACCAGCTGTCCCTGTTGCTGCCCGAATGCCTGTATCAGCGAAACACCCCGGCCATCTCCGGGCCCAAGGGTGTGAAGGAAGAATTCAGTTACAGCGCCTTCCACGACGTTGCCTCCGAAGGCAGCGGGCTCGTGGTGCGGCTGCGCAACGAAATCAAGACCTGGGAGGAATAAATGCCCAAGACCATTCTGCTGCCGGACTGCGGCAAGACCGTTGAACTCAAGGGGCTCGGCTTTGACGAGGCCACGGAAATTCTGCGCCGCCGTGAGGACGAGGCCGAACTCGATGTGCTCGAAGCGCGCGAAAACGTGCGGCGCATGGTGGAGAATCTGTACGGCGAAGAGCTGTTCAAGGAGATCCGCCAGTCCAACCGCGACGTCATGCTGCTGGTGTCCGAGACCCAGCGCCACACGTTCACCCTGCCCGAGCTGGCGGAAAACTCCTAGCGGTCTGGCGTTGGGTCGCGGACCCGGACCGAGCTGCCTACTGCGACACATGTAACGGCACCGCCGCAGAGTGCGCCGAATGCGAGGTCCGCGCGGACAGCCCGGAGCTCATGCCCGAAAACCGTGCGGTCTGGCGCCTCTGGATAGACTGCAACAACCAGTGGCGGGTCGGGCCGCTGGGCCCCGTGGGGCTGGACTGGCCCGCCGTGGAATGGGTGGCCGAAAGACAGGATCCGCCGGTGGACGTGGATGCCGGGGTTTTTCGCAGGCTCAAGCACCTGGAGCAATTCGAACTGAACCGGATGGCCCGGAGGAACGATGCCGGAAACGCAGATAATTATTAGCGCAAAAGACATGGCAACGAGCCAGCTCCGCAAGGCGGGGCTGGCCGTTGACGCGCTCACGCGCCGGGCCATGACGTTGCAGAACGCGTTCGTGGCTGCGGGCGGCGCCATGTTTATGCGGGACGTGACCCAGCGGTTCGAGCAGTACGAGGTGGGCCTGCGCGACATGTCCAAGGTCACCGACCAGTCGCTGCAGGAGATCGACTCGCAGCTTGGCGAACTGCCGCACTCGCTCGGCACCATGACCGAGCTGGTGCAGGGATACTACC